CGTTTGGCATTTAAGAGCATGTATGATGAGAGATATTAAAACAACTCCAACTAAAAAAGCTTACGATCAACTACAGAGATTAACATTATTAAAAGCTAGCAAACATAACTTAAAAGGTTTTGAGTATCAATCTATAATATGGAACGTAATTAGAAATAAAAAAAACTATGAAACAGTATAACTCAGAGAACTTCGATAGATTTAAAAAAGATCTAGAAAATAAAATAGGTAAAGAATATTTTTATTTAGTAGAAAGTATCGCTAGAAAATTCAACACAAGTAATGCCGCTGCTGGCGTGTTTACTCTTGAGGATTTAATTCAAGAAGGAGTTGTAGGTTTACTTAGTGCTTGTGAAAAAATAGATGATGACTTAATAAACAATAGCGAATTTCCAGATAAAACACTTAAGAGTTTTCTATCTAAAAGAATAAAAGGCGCAATTAGAAGATCTTTAAATATAAATAGAAGTAGTATTAAAATACCTGAGTTTAAACTAAATGATCTTCGTAATAATCCAGAAGACAATGAGAAATTACTACAAGAATATTTTAACGGTTCGTTTCTTAGTATTGACAATGTAGCTGATGATGAAGGTAATACCTATGCAGACATGATTGAAGATACAGATGATAATTTTAGAAAAGATAGATTAAATGATAAATTTATAGAGATGATCAAAGAAGTATTGACTCCAAGAGAGTTTTTAGTATTGTCACATTCTCTTGGTTTAGGTTGTGTAAAACTACAAGCTAAAGAAATAGCAAACATGTTAGGTTTGAAAGGGAAATACAATCAAATACGAGTTGCTGAAATAAAAAAAGAATCAATGGATAAACTTTTTAATCAATTAAAATACTCGCAACTAATTGATTTACTATAAGTTAAGTGAAAAATTCGTCCCAAAAAAAGCTTAAATATGGGACAAGACATGTAATTATATTATTAACAATTAAATCAAACTAAATGGCAAAACAAACTCAGGAATTTTCTTTATTCGAGAAATTATCTAAAATTCAATTTGAATTCAAAGCTAACAAAAGCAAATGGAATTCATTTGGTAAATACAATTTTAGATCAGCAGAAGACATTTTAGAAGCGTTAAAACCTTTTAACGAAAAGTACGGCGTATATTTTACTATCGTCGAGGAAATTGTATTTAATGGTGATATGCCCGTGATGAAAAGCAGAGCTGCTATACACGATATTAATGACATAAATAAAATCGAAGCAACGGCTATTGTTGGCGTTGATCTTCAGCAAAAAGGCATGCAGACTCCACAAGCGTTTGGTTCAGCTAGTTCTTACGGTAAAAAATATGCACTTGGCAATTTACTGTTGATAGACGATACTCAAGACGCAGATGCAACTAACAATCACGGTCAAACTACATCAGTGCCTAAACCAGAGGTTAAAAAGACTAAACTTGATGTTAAAGATGAGGCCTTTGCCAAGGCTTTAGAGTTTATTGAAAAAGGCGGATCTTTAGATAGTATTAAAAATAAGTACGAATTGACTCCAGAAGCTTTAAAACAATTAACTAAATAGACATGACAAAAGAACAGATTATTGAGAAATTAAGAGATGATGAGCATTATTATGGTGAATTTGGTAAACAGTTTTTAAGTAATTCAAATATCAAACAATTATTAGAAGATCCTCTATCTTTCGGTAAAGATACTGAGAAAACAGTTCCAATGTTAGCTGGTGGTTATTTCCATACTAGAATATTAGAACCGGACAAGCTACAAAAGTATAAAATAATAGAAAGTTCTACTAGGAATACAAATAAGTATAAAGAAATTTCTAATGGTGAATTATGCTTATTAGAACATGAGGTTGATGAATTAGAGTTATTAACTGATATTATACTAGATAATAATGTTTGTAGAAATCTAATTAGAGAAGGTGAAGTAGAATACGAAGTGCCTAATATTGTAGATTTGCACGGTATGACATGGAAATGTAAAGCTGATATTCTTAATCATTCTGAAAGATTAATTGTAGATTTAAAGACAACATCAGATCTAGATAAATTTAGATCATCAGCAAATACGTATAACTATGACAGTCAAGCGTATATATATGAACAAGCTTTTGGTTACAAATTCGTCTTCATAGTTATATGTAAAAAGTCTAGAAGAATAGGTATATTTGATTGTTCAGATAGATTCCTTCAGTCTGGAGAATCAAAAGTTATTAAAGCTATAGATCAATATGATTTATTCTTTAGAACAGATGACTTTGACCCAAAGCAATATTTTATAACAGAAACCCTTTAAATAGTAACTAAATAATTTTTATATATGGCAGTAATTATCAATGCAAGTATTAATTTGAATGCAATTCCAAAAGACAAGATCATCGATGGTAAAAAAGGCAAATATCTACCTATTACCATTACAGTAAATGATGATGCTGATACTTTTGGAAATCAAGGTCCAATAACTGTATCTCAGTCTAAAGAAGAGAGAGAGTCTAAAGCGGCTAAAGTTTATCTAGGTAATGTTAAGGTTGCTTGGACAGATGGTAAAATGACAAAAGCTGATGATCCTGGCGCGGCATCTAGACAAGGAGCTAAAGAAGCGGCAAAACCTACAATAGTAGAAGACGATCTTCCTTTTTAAAAATTCCTTTCCTAAGTTAGTTAAACCCCACAAGTTGGGGTTTTTCTATCTATAATTAGTAACAATTAACTCAAATATAATATATGAACATAACAGAAATCAATGGCTTTAAGATTGATAAGTTTAATCAGCATGGTTTGGACGAAGGCAAAACACAAGGTCAATGTCCACTGTGTTCTTCTGATAGAAAAGCTGGTAATGAGAAAAAGAAATGTGCATCTTATGATTGGGAAACTGGAATAGGTACTTGTCATAACTGCAATAAAACTTTTCAATTACATACCTTTGAACGTAAAGGTAAAACAGATAAGGTTTATATTAAACCACCAGTAAAAGAACACGTGGAAGAAATGCAGATCAGCGAACAAGTTGTTGAATGGTTCGCCAAACGTAGTATATCAAAAGATACACTATATAAAATGCAAGTAACAGAAGGCGTAGAATACATGCCTCAGACTAATAAGAATGAAAACACTATTCATTTCAACTATTATGTAGGATCTGAATTAGTTAATGTTAAATATAGAGACGGTAGAAAAAACTTTAAGTTATATAAAGGCGCTGAAAAAGTATTCTATAACATTAATAACATAGCTAACTATGACTGGTGTGTAATTGTTGAAGGCGAAATGGATGCATTAAGCTTTGTAGAAGCAGGTATCGATAATGTTATATCTGTACCTAATGGCGCAACGTTAGGATCTAATAATTTAGAATACTTAGATAACTGCATTGATTACTTTGAGAATAAAACAAAGATCATTATAGCTACAGATAATGATGAAGCTGGTAAAGCTTTACAGTCTGAGTTAATTAGACGTTTAGGCGCTGAAATCTGCTGGACATTAAACTTCGGAGATTATAAAGACGCAAACGAATACTTAATAAACAACGGTACGGAGTCATTAAAGGCTTTCGCATTACAATCTAAACCATGTCCATTAGAAAACGTGGTTATGTTAAAAGATATAGAAAATGAAATTGAAGACTTTGTTCACAACGGTTTCAAACCTGGTTTCCAAGTTGGCTTGGATAATTTTGATAGTATTTTTAGTACGTACACTGGTCAATTCATTACTGTTACCGGTATACCATCTTCTGGTAAGTCTGATTTCGTTGATCAAATGGTAGTTGGTTATAACAAAAATTATGGTTGGAAGACAGCGTTTGCTTCTCCAGAAAATCACCCTATATATTTACACTCTCATAAGTTGATACGTAAAGTCTGGGGTGATATGCCTTCTAAAGAAGATATTGGTACTGATAAATGGAATGAAGTTACTAATCATATAAATGATAATTTCTTTTTCATTGATATGGAAAGGTATTCATTAGAATCTGTGTTAAGAAAAGGCGCTGAGTTAGTTAAACGTAAAGGTATTAAATGCCTTGTTATTGATCCTTTCAACAAGGTTAAATTATTAGAAGCACAGAGTATGTCTATTCCAGATTATACTATGGAATATTTAACTAAAATAGAAATGTTTGCTAAAAAGTATGATGTATTAGTTATTGTCGTAGCGCATCCTACTAAAATGTATAAGAATCAAACTACTGGAGAAATTGAAGAACCTACTATGTACAATATAAAAGGCGGTGGCGAATGGTATGATGCTTCTTACCACGGTTTGTTAGTACATAGGAATTATACGGAAAATACTGTAAAAGCAAAAGTTCTTAAGTGTAAGTTCCAAAACTTAGGTACTAACGGAGCTGAATGTAATTTTAGATGGGATCCAAGGTCAGGATGTTTTATACCTTTAGCCGTTGTAGAGCATGACGATAAAATGCCTTGGGATTAATGGCTAAAAAGTTTGAGAAGTCAAATCCAATGGGTAATTATATTCCAACTAAAAAAGAATATGAAGCATTTAGTTGGTGTATTAATAATGGAGTTAAAATATATCCATCAGCGTATTCATCTGATTCTAATAATAAATTATGGTATTTAAACATTGAGATAAATAAACAAGTACGTAAAAGTCCTAAGACTTACGGATCAATAGAGATCTGGAAAAAACTTTATGAATTATATAAATTTTACTATGACAAAAACAGAATTCAAGACGGCAAGTGATGCTTTTAATTATTTTTATCCTTTGATTCTATTTGAAGGTGAATGGTTTGATAATACCAAAGCTTTATTCAATATTGGTTTTTATATTGAAGATCCTATGGATAATGCTATACACGCGAAGTATCGTAATTGGAATCCTAATTACGCTCAACGCGAATGGAATTGGTACCTATCTGGTGATCCATCTGCTATTGAAATATCTAAGTTTGCTCCAATATGGAAAAACATGATGGATCAAGATGGTAACGTTAGATCAAACTACGGTTGGCAATGGAATAGAAATGGTCAACTAGGCAAAGTTGTTAGAATGTTAATGAACAATCCTAATACTAGGAAAGCTGCAATATCAATATACGATGGCAAAGAAATAGACACGTATTCTAACGACACGCCTTGTACATATGGTGTTCAGTTTACAATAAGGGATAACAAATTAAATATGACAGTTCTAATGCGATCTAATGATCTTTGGTATGGATTCTGTAATGATCAATATTGTTTTTCTATGTTATTAAAAATTGTATACGAAGAATTAGTTGTAGTCCATAAAGATTTGTCTATAGGTCATTACTATCACTTTGCGCACAATTTACATTTATATAAAGATCAAATGGTATGAGAAATATGATATTAGTTTTTTCATGGACAATTGGTATATTTGCTTTTTTAATAATTTTAGCATTTATGATCAGTTTTTTTAAGAATTTAAAATATAAATATGGAAAAAGATAAAAAAATGTATTATTTATACCATATTCCAGGTAAAAAAATCGGAATGACGTGTAATATATATAAAAGAATAATTAAAGGACAAGGTTATAAACCCGGAGAATTTCAAATACTAGCATCTTCAGAGGACAGAGATGTTATAGAAATAAAAGAAAAACAGTATCAAGATTTCTTCAAATATAAAAAAGATCTTAATTCTTATACAAACGCTAAAAATAGTCCTGTTAATCAATTTAAATCAAATAAAACTATGTACACTAACGTAACAGATCAAACAACAACATTTAACGTTCCAGTAAACAAATTAAAAGGTTTTTTAATGGACAATTTAGGGCATACATTTACAACAAGCTATGGAACATATACTGTAACACCAGAGTTGGTTAAGATATTAATGACTAATGCCAGAGAATCAATGTACCGAAGCACTTCGTGTTACGTATATAATAAAGTATTATTTGAAGAGGTTAATAAAATTTATAATACTAAACCTGCTCCAACCGCTACTAATCCTTTAACTTTTGATCCTAATAATGTATATGATTTAATTAGGCAATGGGCAACTGAACGTGGTATATATGAATCAGGCGATTCTAAAACACAATATATTAAGTTGTGTGAAGAATCTGGAGAACTAGCAAGAGCAATACTTAAAAAAGATAAAGCAGAATTAATTGACGCCATTGGCGACATGATTGTTGTATTAACTAATCTAGCCGCATTAGAGGGATTAAAAGTTGAAGAGTGTGTTGTATCAGCTTATGATGTTATTAAGTCACGACAAGGCTCTATGGTCAATGGTACATTTGTTAAACAAACTCTATAATATATGAATATACTAGAACAAGCGCGCGGAATTATTTATGATAAGTCTGAAGAAAAAGAAAGGCAATATGGCGATTTCTTTGATAACATGGAAGATGCTGCTAAAATAGCTTCTGTTATGTCTAAAAAAGAATTTACTGCTGAAGACATATATCACGCATTAATCGGTCTCAAGTTTGCTAGAGAATCATTCACTCATAAACATGACAACATGTTAGATGCTATTGCTTATTTAGCTTCGCTACATGAGTACAAAGAATCAAAGTTTGAAAGAATAACACAGAAAATATTAGATGATTTTGATGTTGTTGATCCAATATATGTTGTTGATAAAAAAAAAGATTTGAAAACGGCTTTTACGCGTGGGAATGGTCGTGGTGATCATTACTCTTTTGAGATAGATAATGATGATGAAGAACAAAGTCCAAAAGAACTGTTAAAACAATGGTATACTACTAACACGGGGACAGTTAATATGTCTTTCGCACATATGACAAACGATTGAGAAAGATAACAAGAAAAAAAGGACCAGTAACAGCAAAGAAGGTATCATTTGATGGTATCTCCTTTGCTTCTGGACTTGAAAAGAAAATGTATATGGCTTTAAAAAAAGCTGATATAAAAGCAGATTACGAAGGTACTACTTACGAATTATTACCTTCGTTTAAATTTGACAACGTTTGCTTTGAAAGACAATCTAACGGTAAAGGAGAATTCATAAACAGAGGTCAAAAAAAGATACAGAATATATCTTATACTCCTGATTTTGTAGCTGAGGACTTTATAATAGAATGTAAAGGTAGAGCTAACGAATCTTTTCCAATGAGATGGAAGATGTTTAAGAAATACATATCAGAAAATTATCCAGACATAACATTGTTTAAACCACAGACAGAAAAAGAATGTCAAGAAGTAGTAGAGATAATTTGTAAAAAAAGATTAAATAATGGAAAATAAGTTAACTATTAAAAAGATAATAGAAGTTTACGAGTCTATACAAGGTACTGGTAATACTAATTATCAAAACAGGTTTTATTTTAAACAACTAAGAAAAATTAAAAAAGCTTATGAGAAATTGGGAAATTAGTTTGGGTATGTTTCCAGGTATTTTATTTGGAATTAGAACGTACGAGTATGATCATGAAGAATATGCTGATCATGTTATTTATCTAGGTTTTTTTGATATAGTATTAACTATATTTGAAGACTGATGATTGGTGTATGGGATAATTTTTTAGGCGAAACTCTTATTTCTAAAGAACTGAAAAGAGTTGTTGAAGAAGGTTTTGATGAACATGTTGTTGGAGATAAATCTTTTTATGTGAATATACCTAGCGAAGAATTTGAAGAAAGAGTTATATGGGCTTTGCAAGGTATACATAATACATACATAGATAAAGTATTTAGTTTTATTAGAGTTGCTACTGACAAACTAGATACAGATTGGCGTATACATTCAGATCTAAATATAATGGGACAAAGACCAGATAGAGCCGCCGTGCTATACATGTCACCTAGGGTTTTTGACACTCTTCATGGAACTGCTTTTTGGTCACATAAAACTTACGGTAACAGTTTGCCAAGTTCTGTTACAGAAGAAGAGTTTGATAGAATGATAACTTCCGAAGCAAACGAAATGGATCAATGGCAATTAAGATCTGTTATTGGTTACGAGCAAGATAGATTAGTAGATTATAGTGCTAATTATTTTCACAGCAAATATCCAAATAAAGCCTGGGAAGATGGCAGAATAGTTTATGTAATATTTTATAACCTTTAAATAAAAACAATGAAAGAAAACGAATTACTAAGAATGAGAAGAGATCTAGATACTTTAGGCGCTGTTGTTCAGAAGATTATGCAAGAGAATCAAAATCTAAAAGATCTTGCTATTGGTACTCTAGAACTTGTTAAACAACTTCCTGATTATGAGTCAGCAGTAGATAAACTAAAGCAAAACTATTTAGATGAATCTTTAAGAAGAGAAGCAGAGGAAAAAGCTAATAACGGTAAATTAGAAACGTAATGAAAGAAAGATATATTGAAATGCGTAACAAAAAGCAAGTAGATATAAACTGGTTTCACGAGTATTATGTAGGACATAGTAAACATAATATATCTATTGATGATTTTTATAAGATTTTCATGTATGCTAATGTAGATGCTATTATAGAACATATAGACAGAAAATTTGAATTAAATAAATTACTAGATAAAAACGGAGAATTTATAAAAATAATAGAATAAAAACAATTTTAACACTAACAATTATTAATTATGAGTAACAAGAAAAAACCAATTAAGGGAGCAACGATAGGACCAATTGAAGATCCTGTAGTAGAAAATCCATTACACAACACAACGCCACCATCTCAAGAAAGATCATGGATACTATCTATAGGTTTTTATCCTGGAATACTATTTGGTATTAGGAAATACAAAGAAACATATTCTGATACTTATGTATTGTACTTACCATTCGTAGACATTGCTTTAGAAATTGATAACTAAAAAATAATAATATAAATATGAGTTTAAGCTTAGATAAGCAAATATTATCCGATATAACTGTATACACAAAGTATGCAAAGTACCTGCCAAATAAAGAAAGAAGGGAAACGTGGGATGAATTAGTAACAAGAAACATGGAGATGCATACTTCTAAGTTTCCAAAAATGAAAGAATCTATTGAGCAAGTTTACAAGAATTTTGTGTTCACTAAAAAGGTTTTACCTTCTATGCGAAGCTTACAGTTTGGCGGTAAAGCTATTGAGCTTAATAATGCTAGGATTTATAACTGTGCTTTTTTACCTATTGATAGTATTCATAGTTTTTCTGAGACTATGTTCTTACTACTTGGTGGAACTGGTGTTGGTTACTCTGTTCAGAACCATCAGATCGAAAAACTACCTGAAATTAGAAAACCAAATTACGATCGTAAAAAAAGATATGTAGTTCAAGATAGTATTATTGGCTGGGCAGATGCTGTTAAAGTGTTGTTTAAATCTTATACCGGTGGATTAACTTCTCATATTGAGTTTGATTTATCTGACATTAGACCTAAAGGCGCTTTGCTAATTACCGCTGGTGGAAAAGCACCGGGTCCAGAACCTTTAAGAATCGCGTTAGTTAAAATAGAGGCTATACTAAGAACAAAAGAAGATAGATCTAAACTTACCGACATCGAGTGTCACGATATTCAATGCCATATTGCCGATGCTGTTTTGGCTGGAGGTATTAGACGTGCTGCGATGATCAGTTTATTTGATCTTGATTCTGATGCAATGCTAAATTGTAAAGCTGGTAATTGGTGGGAGAATAATCCACAAAGAGGTAGAGCAAATAATTCAGTTGTTTTATTGCGCCATAAGATTGACAAAAAAACATTTGATAAAGTATGGGAACGTATTGAAGCGTCTGGATCTGGTGAACCTGGTATATACT